CGGTGCGGCTCTCGTCGGTGACCAGCGTCACTCGCAACTGGATCGTGGTCTAGGCTTCCTTGAAGAGATCGTCGTCCCATCTTCCGAGGAATATGCGTTTCCTCCCGAATGGGTTGTAGAGCGCTCGGCCATTGGAGAGAGCATATTGTATACTTTCGTGCCAGGTTCTAACACCAGGGTAGCCCTCATGATAGCGAGTATGCACGAACTTAGCGAAGCTCTCTTCCAGCTCATGGATATGAGCGAATTTCCTGTAGCTCATACCATAGTTTAGGCCGTGGTTACTAACCTTCCCGACCTTTCTCTCTTCAGGAGTTATACTCTCTATCGGTTTCCTGAAGATAAGGGAAGCAGTTTGTTTGTGGATATCAATCCCACTCTCAAAGGCGTGAATCATGTTAGTCTCTGGAGCTATATATGCGACTACTCTATTCTCCGCCTGGCTTAGGTCTACATTGTAGAGGACATATCCATCGTCACAAAGGCAGAACTTCTTGAACTCAGGTGGGAGGTTCTGCATATTGCCCCCAGTGCCGAGGATCGTTTTGCTACTGCTGAGCCTACCTGACTTCGTCCCTACTGGGTTGAAACTGCAGCGGATACGATTGTCAGGGTCGAGCTTCATTTTCAAGTAGCTGTCTCTAAACTTGTTAATTTTCCTGATCTGGATCAGTATGCTGGCAGCCTCATAGCCTCGAGCGGCAAGGCGAACTAGAGCCTTATATTCAGTAGTCGGGTTGTGGGTCTTCCTGTTGATATAAGGTTTGAGCTTTAGCTCATCATAGAAGTAGCTCTTTACTTGGGCTGAGCTTTTCGGGTTAATCTCGTGGCCTACCACCTCAGTGAGCTGGTCTTCTAGGGTTACTAAGTCGAGGGCAGATTGCTCGACAGCTTCCCTTATCTTATCTACGTCTATTCTCATTCCTTTCCAGTGCATGTATACCAAAGGAGGAATGAGGGATAGCTGCTTCTGATAGGTCGGCAGGTTGCCATACTTGGTGAGCTCTGACTTCAGCTTGGGCAGGACCTCGAGGCATAGGCAGGCGTCCTTCGCATTGTACTGCCAGAAGGTGACGTCGGAATCTCCAATACTCATCCAGCGTTTACCCTCGTCTTTGTAGTAAGGCTCCTTGGTATAGACCGAGGTCACGAAATCCAATCCCTTCTTCTGCTCCGGGAGAAGGATTCCCTGCGCTACCATACTATCCTCGACGGGCGATATTACTATACCGAGCTTCATTAACATATAGGTGGCATCGAAGGTTATATTGTGGCCTACCTTAATCACATTGGGATTTTCTAAGAGCTGCTGGAGGCAGGCCCAGACCTTAGCCTCTTGGTCAGGAGTAAAGTAGTCTCCCTTGTGGTAGGAGAATGGAATGCACATAGCCTCGTAAGGATTAGTGGCGATAGCGAGGCAGGATACGTGATCCCGAACTACTTCTATGTCGAATCCTATGTAAGGGCAGTGCTCGGCTTCCTTAATGAAGTCGATAGTTGAGGAGAAGTCAGGTTCAACTATCAAGTTTCGCTCAGGTAGCCTTCTAACCGGGTCGCAACTTTCTTCTAGGACTCTCTTCAAGTCCATTCGGATCAGGGATTGGTAGTCATAGATTCTGAGGGCAGCAGAGGGGTGGATAATTGGGATGACCTTCTTTCCAACGGCCTCGCTCCAAAGGATAGATCCTCGTCTCTTGCTTATGCTGAGCAGGTCACAAAGCGCCCATAGAGCTATATTGCCTGCGGCTACGACTACATTAGCCTCAGTACCTTTTATCTCTTCGATTAGCTCCTTCTTATAGGCAAGGAAAGCAGGGCTTTGACTTACTACCCTGTCAGACTTTATCTTAATGAAAGGAGTTACATCATTGTGCAGAGGGCGCTCCTTTATCACGTTGGTAATGTAGCAGTCCTTCCGCATGATACCGACCTGTTGAAGCAGCTTTGTTAGGAGTTGCCCAGCCGGACCGATGAATGGCTGTCGTAGCCGTTCCTCGTATTCACCGGGCGCCTCACCTACGATGGCTATGCTGCTTCTTGTGGAACCTATACCGGGTACTCTTGCTGTCATGGCTTTAATACCTCCGGCCAGATTCGTGCCCGGTCCGCGGGCAGAGATCGATAATCTCCTGGTTTGCCTCCCTGTACTTTTACTATAAAGTGATTCTTAAAGTCAGCATTGAGCTCATAGCCCACAGCTTGGTGGCCGAGGTTAGCTGCAGCAAGTAAGCTGTTGCCTGAGCCGAGGAAGGGGATGAGTATTGTATTCCTCCGATTAGACTGCAGGAAGGTAGACATTATGTCCTGTATCAGCTCTATCGGCTTCTCGGTGGGGTGCACCTTAGCGTCGCCGGTGAGTCGATTGTACTGGTAGACGTCTGTCCTCATACTATTCGCTATTGCAGTATTTCCTTTCCTAGCGTAGAAGAAGGGCTCGTAGCCAGAGCCAAGGCTGTGCACAGGGTTATGAGGTCGAGTGAAGGGCTTGTACCAGATAGCTGGTCGTCCTGTCTTAAAGCCGTTGTCGAGGAGAAGTTGCTTTATCACAGGATTCCAAGGGTGCATAGCGTGCCACATTATTAACCAGCCCTGATCTGTGAGAAGACGACGGCACTCTTTAACCAACCTGGTTATGAACTCCTCGTAGGAAGTTCCAGAGAACTCTACAAAGCCACGGCTTGTTCCAGTTCCGAGGTCCTCGAAGAGTTCGGTTTCGTCAATAGCATAGGGCGGGTCGCACTCGATAAGATCATAGACACCCTCCGGTGTCCTAGAAGCGTGGTCGAAGAAGTCTCCGATTATGTAGGAGTCGATTATCTTCTTCCGCTGTATGTCGATAGGAGTGGAGCTTTGCTTGTTCTGTATCTCCTGCGCTATGACTGCGGCTTCGAGGTCTTTCTTCAGCACCTTAAGCATACGGTTGGCCTCGGCCTTAGTCTCACAGTTTGCCAAGTCGGGGAGGATAAGCATAGCCTCGGCTAAGCGAATGTCGTCGGCTGTATTAGTGTGAGTCTCTCCAATGAGGGAGGCAGTGTCTCTCTTACTCCACCCTTCGGCGTCGGGTCGGCTGCTGACTTTCTCGCCGTGCAGAGCTACTTGAATATCGTGGATAGCTTTCTTCAGGCTGACCTCCTCAGCCCAGGTCATGTCCTTCCTCTGCAGGTTCTCAGTAAGCTCGATGCTTTTCCTCTCGAGTTCTGTAAGTCCCTCAGGGTAGATTCGGACAGGGATAGCTTCCATGGATATCAGACGGCAGGCTTCATAGCGTCGGCCTCCCGCGAGGAGTCGGAAGTGGTCCCCTTCTTGCATGACAGCAAGGGGCTGGATAAGGCCTCGTTCTTTTATACTCTGGGCTAGCTCCTCAAGGTCACCGTAGTCCTGCCGGAAACGGTCCTCGACTATTATAGCAGTCACTGGGATTATATCTACACGCATTTATTAAGATCCTCCTTGTAGTGCGGAGAGGAGCATCTGGATGTCCTCTGCGCTTAGATTGTTGATTACTTTCTTAGTCTCTTTCTTCCCCTCGATCTTTGCTTTAGTAGCTGCGCTCCTGGGCTTGGATACAGGGGCACGTCTCAGCTCTCGGATCTTCATCACCTTTGTTACTATCTCATTATAGGTCATCTCAGACATAAGCTCAGAGGCTGGGATCTTCGCTTTGAGCGGGTTCATTCTTGAGCTCCTTTATCAACAGCTTAAGCCCGATTTCTCGAGCTATAATAGCCCCGATGAGGTCTGGTCCTCGCCCTGTTTTCTCGATGACGTCTATAAGGTCGTCGATGATAGCACTGAAAAGTAGGCGACGCAAACCCCAGGGAATATACTTCTGCATCTTATCGAATTGACTCTGGGTCACCTCAATTCCAATTCTTGGCTTGTAGAGGTCTGGCATATCTAACTCCTGGTGTAAGATTTTCTTACATCTGGGGGCTGAGAAATCCCAGCCCCCATCTGTAGCTCTCGACTACCGGCCCACGACGAATGTCTTGATGACATTCTTGTCGCCGTACTGTTGGTCTTCCTGAGTAGTCAGGATAGCATAGCACTCCCGACTGACAATGTCGTCGAGATCCAGGGGAGCGTCGAGATCCACTCCCATTGCTTTGCACATCTGCTTGATAGCGAGCAGACGGCGGTGGTCCTTCTTCGCGTCGCTGTTGTCTGGCAGCATGAGGATGTGGTAGAGGTCCTCTGCTGTCGGCTCATTCGGCAGGGCGAATCGAAGGTTGATATATCGACCCCCCTTCTGCGAGTTCTTTACCTCTGCTGTTTGGCACTGGAGGAGATATTCTCCGTCTGGTACTAACTTGAGGTCTTCTACGTTGCTGAGGTTGAGGTCAAGAAACGACATGCTGGTTCTCCTACTTCTACTCTGATATATGGGCTGCAAGGCAACCCTTTGTACACTACTTCAGGTACCGCTTCTTCAGTTCCATAGCGTCCTCGCAGGCATGTCTAGCCTGGAGGATTAGGGTCTGAGGTTCACTGAATGTGAACCCAAGGTGCTGGTGGATATCATGAGGTTGATGGCTTAGAGGAGCCCAGCTTGTCAATGCAGATAGGGCTCGGCTAAGCGAAGTCACGTCGCATAGGCTTCCTTGCGTGTGTACGTAGTAGCTCGCCGGCTGTAGATTAGCCTCGAAGAGAAGGAAGTCTAACCACTCCCCCGATTCCCTGGGATGGTAACCGCAGAGGATATACTTCCCGTCAGGGGGTAGATTAAAGTCAAGGAACTCTGCCAGCTTCGCAGCGACTGAGTCCGCATTGTGGAACTGTTCCTCCGGAATCTTCTCCCGGGTGGGAATCGGAGGTTTGATATAGCAGGCTAAGTTAGGACCCTTCTCTGTATACAGAGCTATTCCTTTACAGTAGCCTTGTTTGGGATAGCCTTCGTGCCAGGAGGCTATCCAGAGTCGGTTAGCGATTGTCCCCACTACCATGAAGTACACCTCTTTCCTTTCTATCCTGGAGCTTAACCTTATTCTTCAAAGCTGCATCTCCAAGGCTGATTCCGAGCTCACGACACACTCGAGCCAGGCCATAGAGGGTGTCGCCAATCTCATCAGAGATCGCTTGGATTCTAGTCTGTGTGATATTCCCGTCGTCGTCTCGTAGTATTTTCTTAACCTGGCCAAGTATCTCTCCAGCTTCATTCGCTGTTTCTGTAGCAGCGTAGAATAGACGAAGGAGGTTCGCTACTTTCCAGGGGCTATTCTCCAGAGCCAATGCGTTGGCAGCTGAGGTATACACAGCTGTGCAATCGGTGGTTAGACTGTAGAGGTCGAAGTCATTGAGTGTACCTCCACCAGCTACCCGTGGCGTTCCTTCTTCTGGACAACTTCTTTGCATAGTGGTCATAGTCTATCCTCATGTGGCAAACCTGCCTTTGCAAGCAGGGCCTTGATATTCGGGACTTCGATAGGAGAAAACTTCCCTGATCCTATCCTCGTCTTAGCCTTGTATATTCCGTCATTAGCAGTAAGGAGACTATACTCCTGCTTCTTACCGTCATTCTTGCTCTGTGTTACCCAGAGCTCGTCGAAGATCAGAGGAAAGCGCACCTTCATCTTACCTGTGATCATCAGGGCAGTGCTTGTCTTACCAGTTATCTCATCCCGCTCTGTTTCTGCATGTCCTAGGACGAAGACATCGCAGGGCAGATCGGCCAGGTCTTTGAGAATATCCTTGAGCGTATTGCCGAGGATCATGTAGTCCTGCAGTTGAGGCACCTGGGCTGCCCTCTTCTGCTTGGCGAGGATACTGTTCATCAAGGCATCGCTCATGCTTGTTATACTGTCGATAGCGTAGGCACCGAGGCTGTCGAATACCTTCTTTGCCTTGAGCTTATTATATTCCTGTTCCCAAAGCTCATAGGCAGTCGGAGCCTTGCTTTGCTCCACCTCGAATCTGATGTCGGGATATACTCTTCCCTTTGCGATCTCTGACTCGAGAACCCTGGTTCCACCCTGGTCGAAACTGTGTACAAGGATTGGAGCCCTTGCCGTTCCTAGTAGAGTGGTCTTGCCCGTGCCAGCGTCCCCGTAGACTATTGCTTTTACCGAGGTGGTTTTTGCCGTGGCCCTGTACCTGTCGAGTACTTCTCCAAGTACAGCCTTTAGGTCGGGTAGCTGAGCTACTTTGTCTGCGGTCATTTCTCGTCCTTTCTTTCCTGAAGTTTAGAATCGTGCATCACGTACTTCGCTGTCTTCTCGAACTCTCTAGGGTCCCAATATTCCTCCTTAAATCCCACTGGTATTATCTTCTCACTCTGTCTGAGTGGATTTGCCCAACTAGTGCACAGGTCATGGTAAGGACAGCCGAAGTACTTCGTGCAGGATTCCGTATTCATAGGGAAGGCTGTCATTACTATATCTGTGGTCTTCACCTTCTGCAGATTGATAAACTCCTGCTTAAACCAGTTGATCCAGAATCTCACGTTGGCTAACCACTGCTGCATATCCGAGAGACTCTTCTTAATCTTGAGCCGTAGGAAGTCGACGGTTGAGCTCGCGCTACGCCCGAAGAATGTGCCGGATACTATGACACCTTCTATCTCCTCGGGAGGGGCTAAGCAGTGGAGGACATGCATGTAGGTCCCGATCTGTGTCTTAAGCTGCCACTGATCTACCCACTGTCGACTCTGTGAAGAGCCTGTCTTGTGCTCAAGACAGAATATCTTACCAGCCTTGTTTCTCAGAATTGCGTCTATCTTAAACTGCATGTCCTGTTCCTCAGAGATGGGAACTTTTCCTGCTACCTCAGTATAGAGAACTTGGTTCTCATTATTATCATTATACCTGGTAGTATAGTCGCACAGGGCTAATAGAGCATTATTAGGGTTCTTGGCTTTGTGCAGTTCATCTGTATCCTCGGAGAAGGTCTTTCGATACTCTGCTAGGAATAGCTCATGAGCCTTGGCTATACTGTCAGGGCTGGTTCCGTGGATTAGAAGGTGCTCTAGAGCTATGTGCCAACTACTGCCGAATACAAGGTCGTGGTTCGCTTCCTCTGGACGCCAACCTAGAGCATATCGGTAGAAGGCTTTTCTAGGACAGTCCATGAAGTCCTGGAGCATAGTACTGTCTACGTATTCTAAAGTGGTTCTCATTAGTCTTCCCTCTTCTCTATAGTTACTCGGACCTGATCCTTATCCTTGATGTCGAGTCCAGTATAGGTGATGAAGTCGAGGTCGATTACTTTATTCGTCCACCGAGCCGGACCCCAGTCTATTGGCTTTACTGTGTAGACCTTTCCAGTCCTTTTATTCATAACCTTCACCTGACATTTATTACGCAGCCAGTTCTTTACTGCTCCTCGACTTCGCAGGCCAAGCTCCTTCTGCAGGGCTGAGTATCTCCATCGCATAGCACAGTAGCCTGTCTGAGGAATACCTGAGTCTGGCCTATACAGAGCGCTTTTAACTGTCGCTTGGAAATAGCTGGCCTTGCCTTCCACCACTTGACTAGCCGAGGTTATCTCCGCAGCCGTTGCTATATTGACTATTAAGGTCAGTAGGTTCGGCATTGGTTGAGCTCCTCGTCGGTCAGGAATCGACCCTTCTCCAGCATCTGGATATCGCGCTTCGCACGACTTTTAGTATCTCTGTACCACTTGCTTCTTCTCAGATTTATGCATACCTGTGTCCAGTTTCCTTCCTTCATTAGCTGGATACTGTTCTTGAAGCTGAGGAAGCCTCTCTTCGAGTCTCCAAGTCCCATGTTGAAGATCATGTCAGTTATTACAAACCGCTGGATGTCCGAGAAGAAGGGCCACTTAGTGGGGAAGACTTCGTGGATGGCTAAGTCCTTAGCCCTTTCCCACAGGATTTCAAGTTGGTGTGCAGCAGCAGCTCGTGTGATTCCTATCTTCGACAAGATAGGTCTTACCCAGTCAGGAGGAATACCATGAGCTTCCATGTTATAGCCAATGCCAATAGTCCAGATTCCCTTACTGTCCCGGTAGGGCAGAGGCTCAAAGCCCTCGGCCCAGACAGCTGCTTCGAGTTCTTTAGATGTCATCTTGGTGAATGCTCCTTTCTGTATAGTTCGTAGTAATCAAATAGAAGGTCTCTGTAAGCGTTGATCTCAGTAGTCAGTCTTTCAATCTGTGCTTTTAGCGCACCGATCATTATGATAGAGGTGTGATCCTGTGACTCTTCTACGTAGGCGATTATGTCATCTCGATCCTTTAGCCATAAGTCAGTATAAGCACACGCCTCTTCGTGGGATTTTCCCCCACGAGAAAAGTAGATTTCAAGAGCTACTCTACTCAGGTCTCTTGCTTCTTTTGATGTCATTTCTTGCCCCTTTTCAGCCTTCTCTTGAGCCTCTCCACCTTCCTCCAGAGCCTACAGTTCTCCTCTTGCAGACTCTGGATCACCGATGCTATGATCTGACAGTAGTCCTCTCTTGTCAGTTCTGGACTACCTTTCTCTTCAG